AAGGTTTCTGGATTTGAGTTAAGTAAAGATGGAAAAATATGTATTGTCTTATATGAGGATATTGGTGTAGTAGAACAGTATCTTCCTGCTCCTCAAGTGGTGGCTACTACTGGGGGGATTGCTGTTGTTGCTACTACTTCTGCTCTTCTTGCGAAACCTCTTGCTGATCTTCTTTTGAAGGTGGTAAAACCCCTCGTGAAAAAGACCATCGGGAAGATCCAGAAGATGCTTGGGAAGACTCCTTACCGTCCGACTGCTTCTGAGATTCAGACGAATCAGTATCGGGAGAAGAAGGGGATGCTTCCAATGAAGTTTGGTCAGAAGAAGAAGTCTCCAAAGAAGACTGAGGAGAAGAAGTCTTAAGACTATGTTGATGTGGTACTATAACATTAGGTGGTTGCACTAACATCACGTCGGCACACACTGCATAGTAAGGAGACTTTGGATGAAACATAATACCAGCTTGCATTAATTCACCACAATTTTTAAGACGTGCTATTTCAAAGTCTAATCTCTTGTTGGCAACTGCCTGTTGCATTAAATCTATGTTTGCAGCAGCGGCTTCTTTACATTGTTCTTGCAACTTCTTATCTAATGGTTTAGACCAAGTAGCAGACATACCTAATGAAATACTATAATTATCTGTTTGTCCAGTTCTTGTAGGTATCTCATATAAGATTTGACCAGGATTATCGGGTATACTATCATCGTCGTTATCAGCATTATTATATACGGGATCCATATACATGCGTTCAAATGGTCGTCGAAATGACCCTGTTCCTGTTGCATAGGGAGTTATATTCATAGTCGGACCTTGACATTGAATACCTCCACCATAAGTATTAGTTATGTATGGACCTTGTAATACCTGTATGGCTTGATTGGTCACCGAGCCAGAAGAATTCGCAATTGGATTGGCAGTAGCACTAACACCACCTACATCTGTAGCATACGTAGGCGTACATGTTACAAGACTAACAGTAAGTAGTAGTTTCTTGGTTATTGACTTTATTGACTGAACACTGAAGTGGTTTCTGTCACACTTTGCATGTCGGTAACTCTTTGTATTATTGTCTGCGTAGCAAGCCCAGGTCCAGAATAACTTTCGGTGTATTGAAACCCTGCTCCTGGAGTTGTTATTACGAAGTTTGGTTTGTTCTCTAAATCCATTCCTGTCCATGTTGAAGTCACTCCATCTATAGTATTAGATCCTGCAGTAATAGATGGTGCTGATACTGTATCACCATCATGAGAAATATTGGTACCAGTAATTACGTATTGGTATCCCGTATTATAATTTATCGAATTTATGGTTTCTGTTACTTGACTAGTTGTCTCCGTTCGGCTCGTCATTGAGCCTTGAGTGAAATTTGGCACAACTGGAACAGCACTCACACCCTGAGGTATGAGTGCAGTTATGGCAACTACAACAACTACATGTATCCGTTTCATGTACCATTACTCAATTACTATTTCAGTAACGAATTGTCCAGTAGCTGAAGTGCCAGCTCCACCTGCGGTTAGAGTCGTCACACCAGCAGAGGTAATAGTACCTGCAAGATTACCTGCGACTCCACCAGACATCGTTAAAACGTTGCCGTATGCTGGCAAGTCAGCTACCACACCAGTGGTCACATCCGCACCAGAACCGATAGCATTTACTACGTCACCTTGAGTCCAGCTTTCAGAAAAGCTAAAAGCCGAGCCCGCAGTGTTTACATCGTATGCACCTACGTCTAGTGTTGCTGCTGCGGTTGCAGTACCAGCAGTTAGTTTACCAAAGTGAGCATCAGCAGCTACTTTGATATTAGATCCAGAAACTGTATAGGTACTACCTACACGACTGGCATCAGTATAAGCTCCGTTAACTGACAGCTGCGTTGAACTTGTCATACGGTGCGTAAGGTCAGCACGTGCTGTAAGGGGTGCTGTCATCAATAACATACCAAAGAGCAATAATGCTTTTTTCATATAATGAGTATTTTATACAAGTTGGCTACTTTATTTAGCTTTAAAACTATTTTCTAATTTTTATGATATAATAATTAAGAGTAGATGTTAAGGTGTATGAAATTCAAAGCAACTGTAAATGTAACACTAAGAGGATCTGTATCAGATGCTGCTGGTAATGCAGTAATGAATAATACTCATAGGGTTGCCCCTGCTCTCAAATCAAATCTCTTACGGATTGGTAAGTGTATTGATTATTGGTTTGAGGCAGAAGATTATGAAACAGCAGAGAAAGAGTTATTTAAACTTAGTGATTTGTTGTTGGCAAATACTGTAGTGGAAGATTGGAGTTATGAACTTTGTGAAACAGAAGAAACTGGTATAGGAGATATATCAAACTCTAATGCTGGCACCTCAAGACACTCAGCGTTCGGTTAACACTCCATCAACTGGCACAAGCCCCCTTGACCCATAGGAAATACTGATATATACTTATCGTATAAATAACTTCATACAAAGGACTCGAAAAGATCGTAACCCTGTGTAGATGTTAAAAGTTTCCCATGTCGGGGAAACTATCATCCGCAGGTTTTTTTATGCCTTGCGAGATACTTTAAAAACAATCATGTCAATCAAATCAACAATCGCTGCAATAGCAGCATCTCCATTCTTATTCGCTGGTGCAGCTTTTGCTGGTCCATATGTGAATGTAGAGAGCAATATCACATATCCTGATGGAGACTATTCAGGTGCTACAACTGATCTTCACATCGGTTACGAAGGTTCTCTTAGTGAGTCTGCAGACTTCTATGTACAAGGTGGTCCTTCATTCCTAGCAGTTGACGGAACTGATGGTTCTGATACTGAGTTCTCTGGTAAAGTTGGTGTTAGCGTTGCTGCTACTGATACTCTTGGAGTATACGGTGAACTTTCTGGAATCTCTGACGAAGCTACTAATGGCGACGACCAGGTTAACTGGGGTGCTAAGCTTGGTGCTAAGTTCGTATTCTAAGATAATACAACTTTAAATCACAAGACCTCTGCTTTGCAGGGGTCTTTTTTTATGCTATAATACCAACATGAAAAAACCAGAAGATATAATAATGCATCCACTCTGGATTGGACCAGTTTTACTATTGTTTTGTGCTGTTCTAATACAGACTCTTCACACCCTTACTCATTGGAGAATGGAGATAGATGCTGACGCATATTGCAGAAACAATGCTGAATGGGTAGAACAAAACACAGGAGGGGATGATGATTATTAATATAATTTACAGAAGGTGAAGTTAGATAATCCTATATAATGCAAAAGCATTTGTGTAAGACATAAAGTTTGAGATGGAAAAGTTAAGAGTGCAGTGCCGTGTGTGTGGAAAGGAACTGCAGGGAAATAGTGGCAAGACTTATTCTTGTGGATGTTCTAATATGATGACTGTGAGAGGAGATACTGTATCTGCTGTTAATATGTCAGATGTTATTATGTTAAATTTTAATAAACCAAAAAGAGTGAATGAGGGTTTAACTCAACAAGATATTGAGTGGCAAGAACAAAGAAGAAAACGTAAAGTTAGAAAGATGGATTTTGAAATAAGATAAATACTTTTACTCGAATCAACAACTTGCATTCTCTACACAGCAGGGAGGTTTGAGAGAAGAATTTTAAAACCAAATGACCGACAAATCTATTGAGTCCGAACTCAAAGACGTTCATAAGAAATTGGAAGATATTGAAAAGAAGCAAGAGATGATGAAAAAGTTATATGATTTAGAAAAAGAACAACAACAGAAGATGGGTAAACGCCCATCAAACCATCTTCATGAGATGACTTGACACTATTGGTATAATAGATACTATAAACAAAATTTAGATGACAGAAGAAGCAATCAAAAAACTCTGTTATACGAAAGCAGAAATAGATGCAATGATTGCCGAAGCAGTTGAAGAGGCACGGAGAATTGATGAAGCATCTATGGCAAAGCATAATAGAGAAGCAACCATAATCAGCATGATTCTTGGGTTCACTACCCTTGCATTGTTTGTTGATGGGTTACTTCGTATACTTGGAATCATCCCACCCTTTATGCATATTGATGTTAATATATTGGACAAGATTGTTGATAGAGTTGAGATTGATGTTATAGATAAAGTAAGACAAATACCGATTAGGAGATTACTTAATCGATGATTGACACCTCACCCACTTCTATTAGAATATTTGTTATAATTGTATTGGGTATGATATGGTTTTATCTTTTAAATGATTATCTCAGGAGTAAATGAATCCAGTAACTGACATAGTATTTTCCATAACATGGGTTTTTCTTTTAGTGTGGGCTATTCGTTCTATAGTAAGAGGATGGAGGTTTGTCTCACAAGATACTGCTAGACCTCGTGGTATGTGGACCACTCAAGTAACAAGAAGAATACATCCAGAGATGATAGATGTTGAACCTGGTGAAGAGTTAATGGGTGTATCTTTTAATAGTCCTAGTTGTGATTTGGAAGATTATAAAGCACTTCAGGAACGTATAAATGAATTAAAAACAGAACTGGAGGATCCTTTGGAAGATGATGATGACGACGGAGACATTGTAGTAAGAAAATGAAATCACTCTTTAAAATTTTTAGTACAAAATGGTTTAGATCTGCACCAGTTGTAGCAACTATATGGTTGACAATGACAGCAGTTATTATTATAATGTTTAACTATTATTTCCCAGACCTTTTATTCCATCCAATGCAATGATTTTTTTAATTTCAATAATGTCATTTGCAAACTTTGTATTTTATCCATTAGTGATAGGTACAATTATTGCATTTATTGTAGAACAGATACTTAGATCAGCAGGTAATGAGTATGATCCTAAAGCAGTTAAAAGAGTAACAATTGCTACGAGCATACGTAAATATTTGTGGAGACAATCGTGGCTTTTTAATATAATATGGTTTGTAGGGTATGCTATACTATTAATAGTAAACCGTCCTGAACAACAAGCAATGCCAGATATGATTTGGCAAGGCTAAATACCACACTTGGAGATTTTTTATTATGAGTGAAGACTTTACTCGTATTGCCAATTCACTTGAAAGGATTGCTAATGCATTGGAGCATCTACATATTGAAAAAATAGATCATGCTCACATAGATGACATCGGTGAGATACATGGAGATGTAGTCACCCATCCTAAACAATTTTAACTATGGAAAAACAAACTCTTAAATTTACGATTAGACAAGATGGTTATGTAACCGAAGAAGTTATAGGTGTCATTGGTAATCAATGTCAAGAAATAACTAAATCTATAGAAGAAAAACTTGGTGAAGTTGCTTATATAGAAACTAAACCAGAATACTATCAATCACAAAAAAATGTCACACTTCAGCACAATCAAAACAAAGATTAAAGATAAAAAAATTTTAGTTGAGGCTCTTGAATTAGTTGGTGAAAGACCGAATGTTCCTTCTGATCTAGGAATGAGCGTTGTTGACCTTGTAATTAGTAATCCATCTCATGCTGAAAAGCATCCTACTACTGAGGTTGAAATTTCTATTGGATCTGATATTGGATTTAGATTGAATCCAGAAACTGGTGCTTACGATTTAATTGCTGATAGGCAAACATGGAAAAAAAATGTTCCTATAGAGAGATTTATTGATAAGATTACACAACAATATGCTAGAATGACTATTCATAATACTGTTAAAGAAGAAGGATTTGAGTTAGAAGAAGAATGGGAAATGGATAATGGTTCCATTGAATTAACTGTCACACGATGGGTTGAATCCCCTTGACTTTTTAAAGTCTATTCTTTATAATACTATTGTAACTAATTCAAAGCAATGACGCTTACTTCAAAGTTCAAGAAAGACATAGGCACATTACGTGCTGCAGCAAACAAAGAAATTTATTTGGATGTAAAAAATCCAAAACTTTATAAAAAGATAAAACGTTATTATGTTAATGAAGGATTAGTTAATCTTAGTGGAGAAGATCCTGATGCAGACTATAATACTATTATGGAATGTATTGCTGAAGATCTTGTAGGAGTAGTGTAAAATGACTGTTATTATGGAACGGTTCCCATACCGTTATGTTGAGGATGGTGTCATTGAATTGAATGGCAAACCAGATTATCGTATTCAAAAGTTCAATGAATATACTAGAAGATATAATGACATGTATCTTCTAGATAGTTCTATCCAATTAGATTTTGCTCTTGAAGATTTTGAATATACTAAATGGTTAGATCCAGCGTGTGTCCCTTGTTATATAAAAGATGAAGTATCTTATGACTAAATAAAGTCGAGTTTAACTTATTAAAATGGCATACAAAGGAGCAGCAGCAAAGTCCTCAAGTGGAGCATCAATGTCTAAGTATGATGTTGAGGTAGAATCAAGATTGCAAGCATTAGAAGCAGCAATTAAAGAACTTCAATCAGATAGTAATGATACTTCTGATGCTGGTGGAGAATCAGTTGATTCAAAAATTGATAGATTGGTTGCAATTCTTAAGAAGACACCTTCTTTAGGGTTGGATTTATATGATAATTGAAATATAATTTATGTATTATGATTGGTTATGTCAATAGAATATAGACCATGGGGAACCTATGAGGTTCTCCTAGATGAATTGGATTATAAAGTTAAAAAAATTTATGTGAGACCTTCTAAAAGATTCTCACTCCAATATCATAATCATCGTGAAGAACATTGGACTATTGTTGATGGTGTAGGTCAAATTACACAAGGAGATTTAACTACAACAATAAGAACTGGGGAATATGCTTATATTCCAAAGGGTGCCATACATCGTCTTGAAGGTGGTGATAGGGGTATTACTTTTATTGAAGTGCAAAGAGGGAAATGTTATGAAGACGATATAGTAAGAATTGAAGATGACTATGGGAGGACTTGACATCCTCCTTTTTTTGTGCCATAATACTTTTGTTGGTTCGACGGAACTGACACGGGAGTGACCGAATAAACTTGCTGGCATAAGGCTAGTTAAGGTGATGAGACACAGGTGGTGCTGCTGGCAGGAATG